ATTTCTGAATGTAGCGTTTAAGTAGCTACTGAAACTTGTGGTGCAGACATTTCTATATTATTTTGTCTATCTGCTATTTTGGCCTCTTCAAGTTTTATTTCCGTAATGACTTCTTTGATCTTTTTATCGATCTCCACCATATTGAGAGTATATTTGCCAAACTGCTCATACTCCAGATGCCACCTCAACTCCAAGGACCTTTTTTGTTTGTACAGGTCTTGTACCATCAACAACCTCCTCATAGGTTATTCTTTTAATCTTGGCTTTAAACATTCCCGTTGATTCCCAGTTTATACTCTTTTCTCCAATTTTGTCAAGGATAGATTTTTCAATAGACTCAGCATTGTCTTCAGCTTTTACTTCAAAAGAAGCATAGTGATCATAAGCCCATATTTTTACTAGGAATTTTCTCATTTTCTTACCTTATTTTTAAAATGTGGCGGAACTGTGTTCCGCCACATAATTAGTTTAGATTACGCACCTTCAACGCCGAAGATACCTCTATAGTCAGATGCGCCGAAGACGTATCTTTCTCTAGCTTTGTATCTAACGTTACCAGTATCGAAATCACCTTCCATTGAAGTTGTCAATGGAGTTCTTTCAAAGTGTTTCATACCATTAGGAACGTCCGTGATAATATAAAACGAATCAGAATCATTTAAGAAATGGTTCACTCTGTATCCTTGAGGAATCATTCCCATTGAATTGATTGCGTTAATATCATTATCTGCTGTCTGTGTTCTACCTTGAGATTTTAATAATCTCTCAGCTTGATACTGATTAGCAGATGGAACTATCATCTTAACACCTCTCGCAGCGATTTTTAAACCTCTTTCATCAGTCATTGCAGCGATATCAATCAGTGCTTGTTCTAATGAAGTTTCGTTTAAGTCAGCTTGAGTAGTTAAAGTATTTGAACATGCTCCCTGAATCGTAGTGTGATTCGTAGAGAACAATGAAATAGCGTCACCAGTTTTAAATGTTGCTACCGAAGGTAGACCATTATTTAAAGGTACCGCAGCTTTAACTTGTTTAGCGTTAGACATAGATCTTGCTAGTGCTTTTGTGTATCTAGAAGCTAATCTATCGTAGAGGTTATCTTCGATAGCTTCTTCTGTTAACGCGAATGCTAATGCCACAGTTTCGTGAGTGTATCTAGCTGTGTAAGTTTCCTGTGCATCGTCGTATTGAACGCCGCTACCTTCAGGTTTTACATCAGCAGTACCGAAACCGCTAAGCATTACTTCTTCTTCAAAAGCTCTGTCAGATGATTCGTTGTCGAATATCTGAGCTGCTTCGTCTTCATAACGTTTGTATTCCAGGCCAAATAGTGCATTTAAACCTGGTTCTAGTTCTTTGACTAGCTGTGCTCGTGATATTGCCATAGTTTTATGCTCCTATTATACGCCAACGACATACGCTTGATATTTGTTGTTAGAAACAACAATCATGTTTGCATATGCTGCGTTGAAGTCACTGTTATCAGGATCCTCTGCTCTTCTTAGGATTCTCCACTGTTTAGCAGTAGTAGCTGCTGCACCTTCATTAAGTGTGCAATTGCTTCTACCAGCAGTAGATTCACCGGAAGCAGATGTATCGCTAACTTGGCCGATTAATGCTTGAACAGTGTGAGCTGTAGCAGAAATCGCTGCGCTTGTTGCGATCTGATATTCCTGGAATGGGTTGTCATTTACAAAAGCAGTTATGTCTTCGCTATTTGCAGGTGTAGTTGAAGCTGGATAGTAGTTGCTCCAAGTAGGTTTTTCAGTCGTAGAAGCATTGTAGAAACAACCGTTGAAAACTCCAACGATTAAATCTGTAGAAGCTGCTGCTGCGCCTTCAACAAAACCACCAGTTCCTGATCCTGTATTTACGATCATTTTAACTGGCTCACCATTATAAATAGCTGTCCCATGTGCTGCTTTGATAGTGTATTTAGACTGACCAGAAGTAGCTGGAGTATTCCCCAACGTATTTACTGGCTTAAGTCCGTATCCACTACTTTGTCTATTTGCCATAGTTTTTACCTATTCCTTAGTGTTGTTCATATCTCTATGAACGGGTTAAAAAAAATTCGATAGCGAGGATTGACCTTAAAAGATTGACTAAAAAATTAATCGTTCTTTTTTGCACCACCGAAACTATACGTAGTACGCCTTTGATTGCTCATTGGCATACTTGGATGTTGATCCTTTAGAGGTTCGTTTTCGACTGCTTCGTTTTTTGCTTGCGCCATTTTTTTGAAATGTGCATCACGTTGCTTCGCGATCTCCTCCGGTATTCTAGCCAACACTAGACCACCTACTCCTATGTACCCTTTGTATCTACCTGCTTCAATTGCGGGGAAGTTAGAATCTGGGTAGGCATCAGCTCTTACGAGTTCCCATCCCTGTCTTAACTTGGCGGTGATATTTTTCGTATCATCTACGCCCATCGTTTCATAACGAATCCAACGCTGTCTAAAGCCAGCCGGACACGTGGGTGCATCTAAGTGAGATGAATTCACCCAAACTTTTGGTCTTTCAGATTCAGACCTAGTTTGTTGAGCACGAGGGGTTTTATCTTCTTTTTTCATATGCTTATACCTCCTTCATGGATAATTGTTTTGCATAGTCTTCAAGTGGCACGTTTAATTTTTTAGCTATTGCTACCTGTGAAGGCGTGAGCTTCACAGTTTTGCGACCGGGTTTTATACTTCTTGCGGCTGATGTAGACGCAGAAGCAACCGTCTGAACGGGTTTGGTCGTATTTATACTACCACCTTTATCAAATTTATGCGGAAAGTCAACTCTTATACGCTTGTCAATTTCAGCATAATAATCCTGAGATTTTGGATCAAATCCCTCTTTTTCCACTAAATCCTTATGGATTTCAAAAGCAGTAAAGGTCATGGCTCGATCTTGACCAAACCAATCATTTTTTTCTGCCCAAGCTTGCGCTTGTGGATCAGGAGGAGTTTCACTAGGAAGCTCTTTTGGAGTTTCCCTATGTCTCATATAATCCTTATCATCAGGGGTTTTTACTTGTTCTTTAGTATCAGTCCGCATTTTTTCAGCAGCATTGAGTCTAGCTTCTTCAATAGAAAGAGCGGCAATCTTACGATTAGCTGCTACTTGCTTTTGAGCATCTCCTGAAGAGATAGCATCGGCTAGTTCTTGTTGTGCTGAAGTCATGCTTTCTTTAACTTTTTCCGTAAAAGCCTTATCGTATTTTTCTTCATTAGCTTTAAACTGATCTCGAGTAATCTCGATTTCACGTTTAGCGCCAGCTGCATAGTCTAATGCTGCTTTTTCTCTACGTTCGGCTTCTCTCATTTTCCGAGTTAGCTTAGAGATTCTTTTTTTAACCCCTTCACTGTACTCTTCCAATGTATCTTGTTTTGTTTCTTCTTTAACTGGTTCTTCTTTCGCTGGTGCTTCTTCCGTCTTTACTTCTTCTACTTTTATTGGTTCTTCCTTCTGTTCCGTTTTTACTGGTTCTTCTGTAGGAGCTTCTTTTACCTGATCATCGGGTAAATCGACTTCTGCTCCGGGCCCACTGGTATCCAATGGAACCATTTTCGAGTCGTCTTTCTTTTCTTCGACCTGTTTTTTTTCTTCTTCTGGCATAGTTTTTTCCTCCTTCTATGTTTAGAATTCGTGGACAATGTCCTCCGGATCCTTAATTGTTGCGATGATTTCATCATCGTTTAGTAATCTAACTTCTCCTCCTTCTATTTTAAAACGCGATCCTGCATAACGAGCGAAGATTACCCAATCACCCTTCTTGCACCATGGACCACGCGGATATCTTTCTTTATCAGAATAACAATCGGGACCCATTGCTAGGACATTCCCTGTGACCGTAGCAAGTTGTTGTCGTTCGATTTGTTCGTCTGAAAAGTAGACTCCTCCTTTAGTTTTTTTCTTCCCTTTAAAAGGAAGAACTAAAATTCTCCAGCCAGTGGGTTGTGGTAACTTGGCTGTTTCTTCTTGGTATTTTGTTTCTAATGCTAATTTAATATTTGGATTTGTTTTTGGGGATGTCGATGATGTTTCCTGTGTTTTTT